CCATCCTGGTCTCGGGCATGTGGACCGGGTAGCCGAGCGCTGACAGTAGGGCGCCGAACTGATCCGATGGAAGCAGGCATAGCCTGCAGGAGATCAGCATGAGCAAAGTGACACTGCCCCTCGAGTCGATGCTTCCGGTCCCCAGCGACACCGACAAAAGCCGCGTGCGGCCTTGCCGGCGGTTGCCCGCAAACGAGAACCAGAGATTCCTCATCCTGCCCCTCACCGGGCACTCGGGACCGACGAAAGCCTGTGTCGTCCTGGTAGCGTTCGACAGGCAGGAAGAAGTCTGGTGCGTAGTCGGAGATCGGGGAACCGTCTGGCCTCTGAGCGAGATCATTCAGCCGCGGTCTGAGGGAGAAGAACAGACGCTCGCGGGCTACGTCGCGGAGAAGTCGCCCATGGCGGCTTCGTTCCCCGCACGGGAGCACGTGAGGGCCGTGGGCGCATGGGGCGCCTACACGTCCCGGTCCAAGCTGGTGAGCGTCGTTGAGGCGTTGCAGGCGGTAGAGATCAGCGGGCCCGCAGCATGGAAGCGCGCCGCGCTGGCCGCTGCCGAGGGCGCTGGCGACAGGTATCGGATGGTCGCCAAGTACATCCCGCGGGCCGTGGCGCTGGCTGAGGTCACTGCGGCGGTCTTGGACCGCTACAGTGACTGCCCCGAGAAGGACGCCGCAGATACGGCGAACATGGCGCTCCGCGTCGTGGCCCCCTTCGACTGGGCGGCCGAATGAGCGCCCGAACCCTTGAGGCGGAGAGCATTGCCAGGACCTTGACCCTGTTCTCGACGGCGGACGCGGCGGCGACGTGGCGCAGCCGGTTCGACGCCGCCCCCGTTGACGCGCGGGAAGACGTCCTGCATGACTGGCAGGACGAGATCGAAGCCGGTCTGGCCCGCAACTTCGACCCTGATGTGGCCGCAGCCCGCCTCGGGCTGTTGAACTATCTCACTGGATAGGCCAGACGAGGAACCAACCCCCCGAGAGCAATCTCGGGGGGTTTCTTGCGTTGGGGCTGCGGGTCCAGGCCAACCGAGACCAGACCAACGTTGGGCCAACGCTCATTCGCCAGGTTTCAAGGGGCTTATGCGCCGGTCAGCGATATGCCCCTTTGAAATTTGAAAATGAGCAGGTGAACTCCGCTTCGCTCCGTTCACCTGCTCATTTTCGGGGGCGCCTGAGCACTCCTGGGGACAGCCGCTGCTCTCCAGCCAAGGCCCTGGAGCTTGCGGGAAGCGAACAGCTGCCCCGGGTCTCGCGCACCTACACACGCCCCTCGGGAGCGCCTGAGGAATACGGGGGCAACCGCTACGCTCCAGGCCGAGCCCTGGAGCTTGCGGCTTCCGAAAGGTAGTGGGGTAGTCCCATCCCCGATAATCCATTGTCGATGCCATGTAGGGGCCACCTTCGACGTCCTAATTCATTTTTGCCCTTTTGCTCTCCGCCACAATCTGCGCCGTTCCGTCCGGTCCCATGTTATCCTACGAGCATGCCTTGGTACTGCACTACGAACGCGGGCTCACCTCTCGATCACATCCACTGCGCGTTCGACTGGCCGCGCATCACGCACGGCCTCCGCGTAGCTTACGCGCTCGCTCCTCCACCGGGGATGCGCACGTACCAATGGCGCAAGCGGCTTGTCACTACGCCCCACGAGTATGCTCCTTACTTGGCGCTCTTTGCCCAGCCTACAGCGAGCATCATCCCGAAGAACTACCCTGACTGGACTGGCCCTCCCCTGCACGCACCGAAGCCCTGGGAACTCGCGACCGCTACGCTCCCCCACTGCGAGGACGCCTGCAGATCGTCTCTCGCGGCGCTCTGGCTCTGGGGGATTCCCATCGAGACGCTCTCGGACCTCACAGCCTGGACACGCATCCGCACCGAGCAGACGATTCGCTGGGGCCTACGCGCTATGGTGCGCACCTACCGCGCGAAATTCCCTACGCGCAGTCGGCTATTCCCGGCGTACAAAGCGGACGAACCCCCATTCGCCTGCTTCCAGCCAACGGTGAAGAAGCGGCTCCTCGCGCTCGCGCATAGTCCCGCGTCCAAGAGCTTCCTGGATATATGCGACGTCGCCATCGCCAACGATCCCCAGCGGCGCACGTACCTCCCGTTAATTCCGGGCTTCCTTCGAACGCGCAACTACACCGGTCGTCACGGCAGACGAGGCAAACCGCGCGACTATTCTCCTACGCACACACGCCGCGCCCCGCTCATCGCGGCCACCGCAGCCGAGCAAACACGACTCGCAGAAGCGCGCGCCCTCTCGCACGCTACCGTCCGCAGGGCGCACACGCCGGGCCTCCGAACGAGCACGAAGAGCAAACAGCCGTAGCGTGCTGCTTGTGCACCCAGAACTCCGTACATATCCGGCACCCCCCATGCTGCTTGTGTACCCAGTTTCCGATACCACTCTATCTCCGTCCGCCAAGCAGCACAAAGCAGCATCCCGTAACCCATTGAATTGTCAGCATTAGTGCTGCTATGCTGCTTGTGTAGCCTGAAAAGCAAAAGCTCTCGTATGCGCGCGCGCATGCGCACATACACGTCAAGGGAGAATCGGGTTTTTGACTACACAAGCAGCATAGCAGCATTTTTACTGACATTTCAAATACTTACAACAATGCTCTTTTATGCTGCATTGCAGCATAAGCAGCACAAGCAGCACTAATCCAGCACTTTCAATAACTTACCTCGAATCACCCATCCGACCCTAACGCCCAGGCCCAATTCCTATAATTCTCCAAGGGGCGCCCCCTCCCCCCGCGAACCGTCCGGCGCGTGGCCACGGCCCGGTATCGATGCTATACTCCCGCCAGAGGTGACCCGATGCCCGACGACACTGCCAACAGCACAGACCTCATGCCTGTGACCTGGTCGCCGGGCGAGCGCATGGCCGACCTCCTGGCCTCCCCCATGACGACCGACCAGGACTTCCGCGACTTCGCCCTCGCCCTGATGGCCGACGTGGGCATGGGGCGCCTACCCCTGGCCAAGGTCAAGTCCATCACCGAGATCCTGGCCATGGTCAAGGACACCCTCACCGGCCCCCAGCAAGCCGCGCCCGCCATCATCCTGCAGCAGCTCTTCGCGAGCGAAGGCGCCGACGCCTCGGAGGGCTCCGCCCCCTCCCCCCACCTGGTCATCGACGCCCCCGGGGGTGTAGACCTCGAAGCCATGCACCAGCGCCAGATTGAGCGCGCCGAGGTAGCCAAGGATCTCCGTGTCCAGATGGAGACCATCGTGGGCGACGACGACGAAGAGGACACCGCGCTGATCCCCATCCCCCTCTTCCAGCGAGGGTAGTATGGCAGCTGCGGGGCACAGCTACCCGACGGACCCAGCGCAGCTTCGCGCGATGCTGCGCAATCCCCTGTGGTCCCTCCCACGCTGGGGCCGGGTGCATCATCAAGCGCGAGGCATCTACGCTCCCTACGATCCCGTGGCCATCACGCACCAGATGCAATCGGCCATCCTCACCTACTACGCCCAGCCGCCGCGTAACGACGAAGGCTACGTCTACTGGCTCACTGTCCTCGCCAGTAGGCAGACAGGTAAGAGCACGAGCGCCGAATATGCGGCATATCCGGTGACAGCCTTCACTCCAGGGCATGATCACGCTTGCATCGCGGACACGCGGGACCGCGCTAACTACCTCCACGGGCGTGTCCACGGCCTCCATCTTGGCTGGAAAGGCGCCCTGCGCGCCCCTACTGTGCCCGTGAGGGAGTCCAGACAACTGACATTTGACCCGCTGGTGGGTGGGCGCATGCGTGTCCTGTCCGCGGAGTCTCCAGCGGTGGGCATCGGCCAGTCCCCTGACAGCCTCCACGCCTCGGAATGTGCCTTCTGGGCGGACTTCCACAAGACCATGAGCTTCATCTACCCCTCCATTCGTAACCGGAAAGAAGCTCGCGTCCTCTTCGAGTGCACGCCGTGGCAGACGGGCAGCTCCTGGCACGAGCACTGGCGCACCGCGTTCGGGCGCACGGCACGCCGGCACCTGGGTCTCTTCTTCCCCTTCTGGGACGGCAAGCTCAACATCCGCAAATGGCCCCGCGGGGACGCCGGCACCCACGAAGAGCAACGCCTGATGGACGACTATGGGCCCATGGGGCTCACGTGGAGCAACCTCGCGTTCCGCCGCGAAGTCTTGGAAGACGATCCCGAGATCCGGCGCAATCCGGAACTCTTTAATATCTTCTACCCCTTTGACCCGGTGCGGTGCTGGATTATCGGCACAGGCGGAGCCATCCCGAAGACCGTCGTAGAGAGCCTGCGCGCCAATGACCTGGAGGCCTGGAAGGGCCCTCTCCAAATCTACAAGCGCCCCTCCCCCGACGCCCAGTATGTCGTCGCTGTAGACCCATCCGGCTACGGCGCCCGCGACCACGCAGCCATCCAAGTCTTCGAAGTCTGGGACGACCGCTGGGAGCAGGTTGCGACCTACGCCGACGTCGTAGATCCGCCGACGCTGTGGCGTATGGTCGAACGCCTGTGCAAGCAGTACAATCGCGCCCTCCTGATTGTCGAGCGCAACGGCGTCGGCGCGTCCATCCTCTCCCTGGCGCAGACCTCGGGCTACCACAACCTCTTCTACGAGAAGCGCAACAAGCCCGGCTTCTGGACCTCGGACTCTTCAGCCCAGGCGATGATTTCCTGGCTGTCCGAGGCCGCGGAAGCGGGGCGTCTCTTCCTGCACGACAGCGACCTCGTGGACCAGTGCGCCACCTACAAGAACGACAAGCTGATCGAGCGCACCGCGCGTACTGAAGCCTTGGCCGTGCGGGCTGATGGCCGCCGGGATCGGCATCACTGGGACAAAGTCTCCGCGCTACTCATGGCCATCGTGGGTGCGCGCTCCCTCCCCGCGCGGCGACGCCGGTATGACCGCGAGTACAGCGGCAGCGAGATCGTGCTCATGCCGGGAGTGCACCGGCAAGACGTCGAGCGGGATCTACAAGAACGCCGGCTGGCGAAGATCCGTAGGGGGAACCCCTGGCGCACAGGGCACAAGACGGTATATCGTACCAAGCGGAGGTTCTAATGCAGCCCAGCGAAATCCAAAGACTCATCACCGCGCACCGCGAGCAGGAGCGGGCGCTTCGCGGTCGCTGGGACAAGTACCTCGCATGGTACCGGGGCGAGTTCGCGACGCCCACGCCCGAGGGCGTGGAAGGCAGCGACGCTGATGTGGCGCTTGAAACCAACTATATCTACGCTTACGTGGATTCTCTGGTGGCTTCCATCGTTCCCGCGAACCCCGAGGTCTCCCTGACGGTCTGGTACCCGAAGCTGCAGCCGTCCCGGCAAGCGCGCGAGTCCCTGATCAACACCATCTTTCGAACCAACAACATGCACGCGCGCCTCTGGCGGCTGGCGTCGCTTACGTCGCTGTGCGGTTACGCCTTCCTGAAAGCCGTATGGCGTCCGTCCCGCAAGACCGTGCGCTTCAAGGTGCTTGACCCGCGGCGTGTGTGGACCGATCCCGACGCTACGACCTGGGAGGACAACCGCTACGTCATCGAGGCGGTCCCCTTGACCGAAGCCGAGTTCCGCAAGCGCGCCAAGCGCAAGGTCGTGCGGACGAAGGGCGGCGTAGAAACCCGTCCGAGCGCCATGTACCGCCCCAGCGTTGTCGCCGAAGCCTCCCCCCAGGCGTTCCCCACGTGGCTACGGCCCGGCGCCGAGCGGGGCAGCAGCGTCATGGATGCGCCCGAGGAGGTCTCTTCAGTGTTCAAGTGGGTCCTCGTCTACGAAGTCCACGACCTCGTAGAGCGCCGGCTGTACCACGTGCTGCCTGGCCATGCGACTCCCCTACTGGACGAGCCCCTGCCCTACAACTTCCTCCCGAACCCGTATTACCCCCTGGTGTTCAACGACGACCTCCGGAGCACCCGCGGGCTCTCGGACGCGGCTCTCATCGAACGGCTGCAGCAGATGGTGAACGAGCTGGACACGATGATGCTCCAGTCCGCCCAGGCCAACATCCCCATCGGCGTCTTCGACAAGAACAGTGTGGAAGACCCCACGGAGTTCGCATCCCAGATGGCGGGCGCTTCGAGTCCCCGGGACGTTGTGCCCCTCGCGCTCAAGCAGGGCAAGACGATGCGCGACGTACTCACGTACACTGAGACGCCGTCCCTCTCGGGCGACCACCACCGGGCGCGGGCCTCGGCTGTGTCTGCCATCGAGTTCATCTTGGCACTCCCCTCCTACCAGCGGGGCATCGTGGGCGAAGCGCACATCGCCACCGAAGTCGCGGCGGCCATGGAAGCCATGCAGACGCGCATGGGGCGGCGAGTCAAGGCTGTCCACGACACGTTGAGCTGGGCTGCCCGCGCGACCATGGCGCTCTACGAGGAGTTTCTGGCGAGCGCGGATTCCATCCCGGTCGCGACGATGAGCGGCGACGCCCAGCAGATCTCCCGAGTGACGCTCCTCGCAGCCGCTCCGGGCGAAGGCACCCGCGGCTACTGGGACGATAGCTACTTCACCTACAAGGTGAGCCCCTACAACGCCCCTGACCAGAGCAAGCCCGCGCAGCTGCGTAGCCTCGGCGAGCTGCTACCCCTCCTCACTGAGATGCCTGAAGTCCAGCGTGGCAAGCTCATCGCGTGGCTGCTCGAACAGCTGGCGGTCAACCCCGCGCTCATCCTCCGCAGCGAGGAGCAGCTGGAAGCGCTGGACCAGGCACGGCTGGCGATGGCTACCGGGCAGGGACAAGCGCCCCCGCAGGGGCAGCCCTCTCCCGGGGCTGTCTCTT